GGAAGCCGCAGCGCCCAACCGTTTCGCAATCCCCGCCTTGGAGCTTTCGATTGCTGGTTCGATAATTGGTCTTGCGGGTACCTGCTCCACGAAAGAACCGTGTGCCTGAATATACATTTGGCGAGCAACGCTATATTTAATGCCTTTGTCAATATCCGGCTGCATGGCTTGGCGTACTTCCCGCGGCCTGACTCCGTGCATGTGAATATATACAAGGTCAGAATTGGTAATATCGTCGGTGCCATCGGCGCTTCTTCCGGCATCATTCTTATCTGCAGGTACACCAACGGCGACCTTTTGGCTGGATAGTTTTTTAAGCCTCTCCATGAGTCCGTCAACACCGCCGTCATGAACGATATGCTTTACCATATCATCATGCCACCTTTGCCGAGCAACTTAGCTGTACTGGCAAACTGTTGACCGTAAGTCGTGGATTTGAAGTCACCATATCCGTCAAGGTCACGTGCAATCGATTCTGTGTCGTAGCTGACCGAAACGCCGTCTACCGATTTGGAAGTCATGACGGCGCGTGGCATAGACGAGGCAATGAGTCCCTGTACATCTCTTACGGTTGTTGCAGCGAGGTATAGTGTCGCTTTATGGGCGATATAATTGCACATTCCACCTAACCACTGTGAGTGCCAGCGGTTTTCTTGTACTCTTCCGTTTGCCTCAGCTAAAAAGATGGTAAATGCAGCGTCAGGGATTACGAGCTTCAAGGTGTAGCCTATTTTTGCCGCGCCCTCTTGAAGGTCTATGAATTGAGGATAAAAAGCCGTGAAATTAGCCGCAGTAAAGGCGGTATTAGCTCCCGCCTTTATATTGCTTGCACCAGAGATGATTTGTCCCACGGGAACGTCTGTTATATTGTTGTAAAACGATGTGCCGTATGGGTACATAAAATCACTCCTTATTTCTTGTCTCCGCCCTCTAATATGCCGAGAGCTTCTGCGGTTTGCTCATGCTGTGCGCCATTGCGTTTCCCTGTTGGATTTTTCAAAGCCTTATCCATGTCTTTAGGCTCGCTCATTATCGTTATATCCCCAGACTTCACCAGTCCCATAAAATAAGGGTCCTTTTTGAAGTTATCGGGGATATTATAGGAAAACTGCTGATAAGGACAGAGTATTTCCCTGTCCTTATCACTGGTGCTGTTCGGGTTTTTAAACGCGAAAGACTTGCGTGCGAATATAGTCATAAGTTACCTTTCTCGGCTAGATACCGTCAAGATATCTTGCCGTCTGGGGATAGAGAACCTTGACCTGACCTATCTGTGCCGCAAAAGCGGTAAGATAAGCCTGCTGCTCCACGGACGGAGCTGTCATGATGCGAGTAAGGGGAACAGTCAGGTCGAAGTTGACGAACTTCTCGTCCATGCAATAGCCAACCATACGGTCGGCAGATGTGCCGCCGGTTACTCCGCCTGTATCAGTAGAACCACCTGCGCCTATGCACCAACGTGACGGGCGAATGGTAAGCTCTTTACCGAAGTTCTTTGCCATGTTGTTGTTTAGGATATACTCCAACGTGGACGAAGCGCCCGCAATGTTGATGGGCTGCATGAGATAAGCGAACTGCTGCGGAGGAATGAGGAAGTGGTTGATTATTGCGCTCTCGTCATATTCGCAGGCTGCATAGCAAGCCATAATAACGGCATTGAAGTCGTTAAGAATATCGACAGGGGTTTTCTTGCTCCATGCTGTGTATGTGGATGTAGCGGCGTCCTTGCCTGCTTCTGCGGCGTATACAGCAGGGCTGTTTACCAGTCCGAACGTGCCGTAGTTTGCAAAGCCCAGATAGGTGTTCTGGTCAAGCGCCTTGTTGAAGTTGAGGCGAATGCCGTCATTGTACATCTGGTCAAGAGACTTTGTTGCGCCTGTGTTCTGATACTTCTCGTTGTCGATAAAGGAAACCTTCATGTTGTTTCCCCATGTGAATACTTTGAACACGTCTTTGCTGACGTTGGCCTGAATGAGAGGGATACCGTTAGACTGGCCGCCCTGTATTCCGTAGTCGCCGTCGTTGGAGTTGCCGCCTACGGAAGCATAGTCAACAAACACATTGGAGGTGTAGTCGACAAAGCCGCCGCCGGGGATTACATCGATGTCTTTGAAGTAGCTGACATTAGTCAGCGGCTCGAGGAGCCTAGGGTCACGCTTTTCAAGCTCGCCTCTGAGGAACGCCATACCACTCGTGGCAATGGCATCTCCGGTCATTCCGTCGCCGACTATGCGGACACGCCCAGTTGCGAGGGCGTTATTGATTGTTTTTGCATCCATTATTATATTTCCCCCTTAACCTTTGTTAGCCGTAAGTATGGCGATTTCTGTGATACCGTTACCGTCTGTTACATTGGTGACAAACTTGCAGTTGGTGAGTGCTATTGCGCCCGTTGCGGTGACAGAGTCGAACTGCAAGAACGACTTGTCAACATTGAATGTTGCGAATACTGCGCCGCCTGCGGTCACTGCGTTTGAAGTGTTTGTCAAAATGGTTACGAAGCCCTGCTCGAGGACGTCGCAGCCGTCGCCGATTTCGTACTGCCCCATTGCGTTGCTTGCAAAGATGGTTTGCTGCTTTACGTTGCGAAGTGCGATACCTGCAAATACTGCTAGGCTGTCGTCACTCGTGATCGGAGAGTAGGTGTTGTCGGTGTTGAGCTTCACGGGAATTCCGAAAGGAACAACCGCCGTCTTAGTAGGTCTGTTCATCACGAATGTTCTCGGGTCATTTCGTGATACTGTGCCGGGATAGCCGAGATTGAGAGATTTTCCGATTACAGAAGCTGGCATATTATTTGTCCTCCTTGTTACGCAGAGCTTTGCAGTTGTCAACAAATGCATTCGTGTTCTCTGCTAGTGTTTTATTGGGTACAGAATCATGCGTGTGCGAGAGAGTTGCTTTTGCGATGTCGCCATAAACAGATGACTTCTTGCCGTCTTTGAGGATATTCATCAGTTCTTTGACAGCTTCGTCGCGTGCTACGCCGACGGGCATTTTAGCGACGATGGGTTTCATTCTTTTGACAAACTCAACAGCAGAATCGCCCGCAGGTTTACCCTTGCAGTCATCGCCGATAGATTCGGACTTTTCTTTCTTTTCCTCTTCGAGGGATTCGTCCTCTTTCTTGGCTTCCTCTTTGATTGCCTCATCAAGGGTTTCCATCGGATCTGGGATTTCCTCGTGGACTTTCTTGTCGGATTCCTCCAACGCTGTAAGTCTTGCGGAGATGCCCTCGATTGCCTTCATGATTTCGCCTAGCGCATCGGGTTCTTTGGTTTCGGTGGTTTCGCCAGACGTTACCGCCTCGGCGAGCTCTTCGGGTTCTGCATCTTTGGCAAACTCCTTAATCCCGAGTCCAAAGATGTGCTTAGCTAGTGATGCTTTATCTTTTGCCATGTATTTGCTCCTTTCGCCCGCGCTTGGCGGTGCATTGTCATGGATGGCCACATCGCTACCCGCTCTGCCTTTAGGCACAACAGCGATATGGTTGCCACGTATGTTGCGCTGATAGATTTTGCCACCTTCGGGTATCCAGTCGCATAAATACCCGCAAGAAACTTCGCGCCGGCCTTTGCTTTGAACGGCATTAGTCAGCGTTGTGTCTGTTATAAATAAGTCTGCTACTAGATTGTCGGCGTTGTCGCCTGTGCCTCTTCGCACGTTCTGCATATGTCCTTTGCGGTAGTAGCTTTCGTTTGCTGTGTTTACCACTCCGTCACCGCTTGCGGTTTGGGGATGCCCCTCACAGATTGGCTTTCCCTCAAATGAGGCGATGGTCGCAGGACTAAAGACCTCTTCGGGGTCACGATACACTGAAACCATGCCATCTTTGCCGACATAGCTTTCGATATCGTCTATTGAAAGCTCGGAAGGCAAGTATAGCTGTACGCCCGTCCGTGCAATTGGCACGTTTAAGGCGATGAGATAGCCCTCACTCGTTAGTGTCAAGTTAGGGCTTAGAGAAGAACCATAATAAATCATGAAGGTTTTGCCTCCGATTCTTTTACATAGCTATCAAGCTCACATGCTAGATGCCGACCTTTGAATATCAAGTCGCGCATCATATCATCGTAATCTACCATTTTCTCACGGTGTGTAGTTGTCGCGAAAAGAAGCATATTGACCTCGGTAATATCAAACGCAATTTCGCTCAATTTTCTCATTGTCCACCTCCGAATTTATCGTAGAAGGCTTTTTTACTCATAGTTGTAACACTCCCATTTGCGTAGACCTTCATAGGCCATTCAGCTTCATCCCATGCGATAATCGGCTCAGCATAGCACCGACAGTTGTAGATCTCGCCGGGTCCATAGTGTCCGACGTTCTTTTCGCCTATCAATGCTTCAGGCGCCGGCTTATCACTGAAGCGGAACATCACGCCGTCCATCTTTTTATGTGAATCTCTGACGCGCCGGTCTTCTGCTGTATGCCATATCGCCCAGTCATGCCCGAGATGTTCCGCTCTGGCTTGCGTGAGGTCTGACATGGTTTTTGCGCTCTCAGTACGGCTTATCAGCCTGGCGTGCCAGTTAACCATATCGCCAACATACTCGCGGAATTCATCCGTCTTATATGCTGAGCGGCTTCCCTTTGTCTCTTGACCGCTAACGTGCTTGACCAACCGGGAGGCAACCTCTTTCGGTACGGACTTGATGTATTTAGCGTTGTTGTCGATAAGTTCGCGGTACCTTGCACCAACAGGTCCATTCATCTCACGGGACAGCTCCTGTCGAATATCGTTGCCCTGACCGCTCATCCGCGCGGCCTGCCGCCATGTTCGAGCATTCTCTTCCAGAGTATTTGTCACGAAGGTATGCGCAAGCGACTGTGCCCAGATGTCGAATTGTTCAGAGTCTGAGAAGAGGCCAAGTTTGTTTGTGATAACCTCAAGGCTGTCATCATCATCAATTAGGCCAATCAAAAACCGCCCGAGTTTTCTCATGGCGGTTTTATAAGCACTCTCGATGTGTCGCCGGGCTTCCCATGCTGTGAAGTTCATAAGTTAAGCCCCCCGACTGCGCCCATACCGTTTTTGGTATTCTTCGTCAGTTATTTGACTTCCAGATGAACCGCTTTCCTCGCTGCCGGTCTTTTGAACGTCCGGTTGCTTATCAGATTGTTTCTGCGGCGGCTTCTTCTCGTTCGGCTCATCCTCTGAATTGGACTTCGACATGTTTCCGAATCCGCCCATATCGGGAATATCCCCTATGTCCGGTACCTCGTCAGCTTTCTCGATGTCCTCGTCTGTGATGTTGGTGAACATACCTGTTGTCTGACCCATTGCCTGAAGCTCTTTAAGTGCAATCTTCTGCCCGAACAGACCAGCATTGAAACCGTCATAAATCGTTGTCGCCTTTTTGCTGACCAGTTCCGCAACGTCTGACTCTGACGGTGTTCTGACTGCATTAAATCGGAAGTTGATATCATCAGGGATTTTTCCAAACTGCGACATAAACATAACCGGGAGCAGCTTCTCAATTAAAGGTCTAAGATATGTTTCCTGCTTTCCACTTATCATGTCATAGTAGTTTTGCAAGTCTCCCTCGCCTGTTGCGTTCAGACTGCCCGGGGAACGTCCGAATAATTTCGTGATGGGTATACCGGTCGCGCCGGATACATCGAGCATAAATGACTCGTAAATATCGTTAAGACCTGTAAACGACGTGTTTTGGATTGAATCAAACTTATCCTTTTCGCCCAAGACTAATGTTGAAAAGTTATTCATCAGCTGATTTTGATAGCTTAGCGTTTGGTACAGGTCGGAACGCGCCTCGTTGTCCGCAACGCCCATAAACTGGCTTAATCCTTCGACCGTCCTGACATTTATATTGGCTCGGAATATCAGTCCTGCAAGGTTAGCGCTTGCGTTGTCTCTTTTGCGTATTTCTTCGTAGGTTGCCTCAATCTCGGAAGCTCCCCACATCTGTGTACTCATTTGTTCCCACGCGGGTAACGGTCTGCCCTCGAACCTCAGTACGCGACTGTGATGAACTAAGAATGTTTTGGACTTTGTAAAGTCTGATATTTCGTAATACTTGGGTTTGCCAAACTCTGGATTGCCAATATCGTCCACGAGTTCCAAGTCGGGATAGACACCAGACCATCGGTCGACGACCATAATACCCTTGAAACTGTCCGGCATGATTGACTTGACATCAAGCGGTTCCATTAAGTCCTCGTCACCGTCAATCATTATCAGCCCCGCAGCGCCACCGAACAAACGTCCCCACTTCAAGCCCTCCGTGACTTTAGCTCTCACGTGTGTTCTGCGTTCCAGTCTGTCTATGTCGTCCTGCATCTTGGGTGTCATTTCAGAGGTTATGGTAATCCACGCCCTGGTCATATCCTCGGCAACGAGGTCAATTATCTTAGACACTAGCCAGTTGTTACGATATAGGCTTATTAGCGTCATGTAGTCTTGTGTCATGCGCGTTATGGGATAAGACGTGGAGTTCTCCGCGTTAGGCATACCGTAGCCCTGCCGTGTCATTTCGTTGAGATATGAGTCAAGAGCAGTCCTTTTCGGGCGCTCAATTGTCTTTATGGTTTTGTTTGGCACTCCGGTAACCTCCTACAATAGTTTTGACGAAGTAGCGAATGGCATCGACGGCATGGTCGAACTTCTTTACTGGCTCTTCGATGCCCTTTTCGCTGCGTTTCTCATTCCACACATACGCAACAATCTCATTAAGCGTATTAGGGCAGTTTTTGCGATTTATCTTTAGTCTGCCTTGAGTAAACAGCGTTCCAACAAGCCTAATGCCATCCAGAACATCATTATCCGCGTCAATAGTTCTAAGACCCTTCTGCTGTATCGCAATCTTGAACGATGCAGCGGAGGGGTCTATGATTATGCCTCTTAGGTTTGTTTTGTCGACAAACGTCACTAAATCATCAGCGTGTGCATCATCTGACTTCTGTTTATACTCTTTTTTGCTGTCGTAGTATCGCTCTCGCTCAACGTAATAGTTACCTTGACAGTCGTCTATAATCTCAAGAAACGTACACGGGTTTGTCGTGCCATAGTCTATTGTGACGTATCTTTTGTATACTCTTACTTTTAGGTCTATCGGTAATACGTCATATGTCATCGTTTCCGAGTCGAACATGTCATATATTGCACCCTGCGCCATTACCCAGTCGCCGAGAATAAACCGCCTAAAGAACACACCCGTCCATAGATTGCGGTACGTTGCCTTTGTCTTTTCCGACAACGATAAGTTATCATCAAGCGTAAAATGCAGATGCAATAGGTTCTTTTGGTACGCCTTGTCAATCAGTTCCATTTTCACATAGTGATATGGATTTTCAGGGTTACAGTTAAACCAGAGCTTATGACCCTCAACCGAACAGCGCCCCATGCCTTGATTGACAAACGACTCAGGCATAAGTGCCACTTCATCAAACAGGATACCCGCAAGCGTTATGCCTTGTATGAGGTCTTGACTCGACTCGTCCTTGCCGCCGAACAAAAAATAGTGGTTTGTCCTGCCGTTGTATGTAATATCCATAAGGTTGTCGCTGCGGTGTTCTGTTATGACATATCCTCTTGATAAACACATCTTCTTTAATGGTGCTATGACGTTTCTGCGTAAGGATCCTATTGTCTTACCGCATATTGCAAAGTTTTCATCATCAAACTTGGCGTTGCTCCAAATGACAAACGACAACGACATTGCAACGGTCTTGCCGGAACGTATAGAGCCATCGGCTATAATCCCGTCATAATCATTTACGGGACTTGCATCAGTCCACCAAGTAAGAAGTTGAAGCTGCTTTTTGCTGAAGGGCTGAAACTTGAATGGTGCAATACTATTCTTCATCGCCCGCGCCCCACGCTTCGGTCGCCTTGCCCTCTAGTGCTGCGACAAATCCATCATCGGTTTTATTCGGGTCAACAGTGCTTGGGTCTATCTTGTCGCGCCACTCTCTCGGCTTGCGGTTCTTTAGCCATATGATTTGAGCGGTTACATCAGGTAGGACTTCTTTCTTGACTATCTTTGTAACGGCAAGTTCTTTGTGCTTATCGCCGTCCTCGTTCTCAACCGTTATGAGCTCTTGGGTTATTTCTTCGTACGAATATCCCTTGGCACGTTTAAGTAATGAGTTCTCAACTTCAATGTCAACAACTTCTTTGCCTTTTTTTAAGGCAGCCGAAATAGCCGAATACTTTTCTTTCCAAAGCTTGAATGTTGAATAGGATATTGCCATCTTTTTGGCTATTTGTTCGCCCGTGAGTCCATCTCTTGCCCATGCAGAAAGAAGCAATAAACCGTCGGGTTCAAGCCATTCTTGGTATTTACCTTTTGCCACAACGTACTTCACTCCCTACTTAGTTCGCTGATTTCTATTATTTCGTTTTGCTCTATCAGATTGACTATGTGTTCTATTCGAACCGTTGCCGCTATGGTCTTTTCTGTGTTATCGTCTATTCTAGCAATAACCGTTTCAGTGCGTTCGCCCTGTATGTTCTGACCCTTAAGTATTACAGCCAGTAAAACTAGTTGCAGGAAGGTTTGTGCTACCCAAGACACCATTGTCAGTATGTCATGCGACCTTATAGCCGAGGGAAGCGATATACAAGCCAGAACCGCAAATATGTAAGCACAAGGCATAGAGCCCACAACCTTAGTAATTGTCAGCGCTATTTTATCGTTTAGCTTTTTCATTCGGTCGCTCCTCAACGATAAAGACATTCCCTAACTTATCGCACCATTCGCATTGTTCTCGTTCCTTGACTTTCCAGTCGCGTTTGACTATGTAGCAATTGATGTAGTCCTTAAGATGTCTATCACATAAGCATATCGTTCTCATACCGGTGTGACGTAAGTCCAATGACAGCCATAAGAGGATTCTATTAATCCTTTGCAGCATTTACCTATCGACGAATTGTCATATCCATATTTACGCTTTACATCCATAGCACAGTCAAAATATTCGTCCGTATCAATGTTGTGTATTTTTCTTGAGTTATAAGCATCTACGCCCATATATTTTCCAACCCTCGCTTCACTTATCTTTTTCTTTGATTCATCAGTACGTTTTGAGCCATACGCATACGCCTGTTCTCCGGTTAAGTGTTGCCCATAAAAATAGTTAGCCTCTCCGGAACATCTGCCTTTATGTGCTATGCTAAGTTTCTTCTTGGTTTCTTCTGTGCGATGCGTTCCGTACATTGGATGATTCTCTTTGTCTTTAAATCTTTCCTTTGCGATTGCGCTTTGTTTCGCTCTCGTTTCTGGCGTGTGTCCTCTGCCGTACATTCCGTTAAGTTCTCCATATAGCGGCATGCCCGTATCTCCACCAATAGTTCGATTGTAACCTTTAGACGAGTTAGTTGTGTCATACATTGCTATTAGTTCGATTTCTCTCGCCTTAGCTTCTTCGGCGGTTAGCCCCTGTTCGATAACTTGATGCTCCATGTTATCCCATCCGTATTTAGATATGGCGCTATAGAAGTGTTTGCTATCCTTGTATCCGTTTCCTCTAGCCCATCTTACTTTAACGTTTTTCTGCGATGTAATGCCTATATACATTTTTCCGTTTGGTGCCGTGTGCATATATACCGTGTACATAATGTTCTCCTAACATTCTCCAATTCGGCATAAAGAAAGGACGGTGGAGTTCCGTCCTTATCGCGTAGCTATCGCTATTCTTTATGTTTTATCTAAACTTTCGTTTAAACCGGCGTATTGATTGTTTGAACTAATCCGCGTTCTTTGTCGAAAATGAACGTCTGTGCCTTTCTTACTGAACCCACATATCCATTTTCAAACGTCCATGTATCATCAGCAGTAGGAGATGATATGCGCTTAACTATTACTCCGTTCATTTCCAAAGTGGTTTGTTCGCTGTGAAAATGTGCGGCATGGAATTCGTGAAATTTCGACTGCGCCCACATTAGAGGAGCTTCAACAGGCATTAACGCAGCCAATCTGCACGGATTATCCTTGTTCCCCCTTAACGGTTTTTCGGTGTTGCCGTGTGAATATCCAACAAGTGTATTTCCGTATAGCCTGTACTTTCTCCCAATCGGAGTTTTGTCAACGTCAACTCGTTCGTCGTTTCTAAACCACGCATTGACTGTGCTGACAATTCCGTATGTTGTCACTTCATCATGATTTGACTTAACATAGAACGCACGAACAGGCGCAATGTCTTTTAGAAGCTCAATTGCCCAGATAACCATATCCGTCGCCGCATCCGTGAGTTTCTGCCACCGAATATCTGTATCCATAGGCGTTCCTGCTGTTGTGGTTTTGTCTGGAGTATCGCTGTTTATTAGGTCGTTGCCTATTGGGAACGATATGTACTCGATTGACTTACCCTTAAGCTCGTGGTATATATCGCTGATTATCTTTTTGAAAATGTCTCTTGATATTTTATAATCGTAATTGTTTCCGGTGTCTCCCCACCAACATAAGCGACCAAAATGTAAATCAGAAATGTTGATTTCAACTATTAGCTCGCCCTCTTGCCTTGCCGGCAATATAACTGGCGTTTTAAATTTACGTTCAAGTTCTGCAAAGTGTCTATCTATCGCCTTGAGGTCAAAGCCCCCGACTTTAGGTTTTGCGGTCAGCTTTGATTGATAGCTGATTTGCTTTGCGCCGCCCTTAACCTGCGTGTTCCACATGTTATTTTTATAGCTAACGACTTCCCACTTAGACTTATCTAAGCCGTGAGCTTCTAAGATAAAATCAGGCGTCATATCGTCGCCGTCGCGGATCACGATGAACTTCTCGGAGATTATTGAACCGTCCGATTTGTATTCAATGCTGGACTTTTGAAAATCATCAGCCTTTTTGGTTTCGTAGTACGATGAGTTGCGAATGCGTGACCGGATTCTCTCTTTGGCGTCAAGGTGACTGATTCCAGGGAAACGTTTTTCTATCTCGTCGTAAAGCTCGTCGGTAATCTTTGACCATTCGCGCCCATAGAGTTTATATAATCGTTCGGCTTCCTGTTTCCAATCCGTAATGTCTCACCCCTTTTGTCCCCAATTGTGTATAGTTTTGGTGACGAGTTTAATATGCGGTGTGCCGATGCTCGCTTCAAAAGTGCGGTTATTACGCCTAAACCTCGCGAGCGTGGTTTCTTCTGGCGGCGACAATAGGATTCGAACCTATACTGTCAGAATCAAAATCTGATGTGTTGCCATTACACTATATCGCTATGAGATGTTATCTCTTGGAGTGCCATAAGAGATTTGAACTCTTACCGCTAGTTTGGAGGACTAGAGTGCTAAGCCGTTAAACACCAATGGCACATATTGTCAGGTTGCTTTAAATTTGGCTTGATATGGTTGATTTTTACACCACCTAAGGCATTGGTTTAAAATGCATTAGGTGTTTTTTAGATACGCTCCCCGCCCCTGATCTAAATGTACCTATTCACCCAAACGCAAAAGGAGCGATTTCTCGCTCCTCCTACTTTTCACTAATGCTATTAAAACACACCTTTTTGGCTTTGATAGGTAGTTTTAAAAATAGTTACCAATTATTTTTCCACGGTTCTTTGCCGTCGTAATACTTTTCGGCGATTCCTAATTGCTCGGTTGCCGTTAACGTGTTCAGCCTTGCATTCGACTTTTCAAGCGACGCTCTCGCGTTTTCTTCGCTTATGTAAAAAGCGCAGCCCTCTTTGCATTTATTAATTCTAGCAGCACCGCAACAGGGTTTTCCGTTTATGTCCCTACTCTCGTTTGCGCATTTATCCATTGTAATCCTTTCTATTCGTCCATCAGTCCGTAATGTTTTGCCACCAGCCGTATAAACTCGCGATTCCATTCTTTTGCGGTGTCGTAACTGACCGGAATGTTCAACGCTGCCCCCTGCATAGTGTGCGTGTTGTCCCAGTACATCAGCTTTATAAGCGTAAGCCTTTTCGTTCCGTTCCTGTAACGCTCTGTGGTTGCTATTGCCTTGCAGACTGCCGCAAATTCTCGCTGTTGAGTTTTGGGAAGTTCAAGCAAAGAGAGGTTTTCAACCGTTCGGCAGACTTCCGAACCGTGAGGCATACTTGAATAAGCAGGCGTTATGCTCATGCTATGCAAATCCGAATATGCTTCCTTGAGTGCAGGATAACGCCTTGTCATGCCTTTTGCATAACTCCACCAGTCGTATGTTGGTTTACTCAAGAGTTAATCCTCCCTACACTTCAAAATCACAATTGTTCGCTCTCCGACGTGGTTTCGCCAAAACTTTGTCATGTGCTTATTCTCTATGCCGAGGATGAAGCACAATAAGCCACTATACGCCACGCCGCCTTTAATTATTAGCATTGTTTGCCTCCCTTTGGCGGTTTCGGTAGTGGTTGCCAATGCGTAGGTTGATAATATCTTGTGTCATTCGCAGGTATGCAAAACGGATACGTGAAGTCGTGGTGATTGCAAAAAATGTGCATATTGCCTTTTTTGTCAACAGTCAGAACGTCAACAAAATCCTCTGGCAACCTATCCCTAACGCTAATCCATTTGCTCATGCTTTCCCCTCCCTTTCTAACTGCGCAGTTGCGAGTTTGCGAAACTCGTCAGGGTAATGCATCCGCAAATTGTGACAGGTTCCATGCTTGAAGATTTTTTTAGGTGACATGTCACATTCCGTACAAGCTCTGCCGGCACAAAACTTTTGATGTAATCCGTATTCGGTCAAGTTGTCATATTTGCCTGTGATAGGTTCGATTAATTCAGCCGCGCTAACTTCGCCATAATTCGGTTCGTCGGTATCTTCTTCGCCCATATCGAGGTCGTCTGTACTTGTTTTGCTGTCAGTGGGAGTATGGGAGTTAGCAAATGGCAAATCAATCAATTCTGGTTTATTCTCATGTGTCCAGATTGCACCGAGCATATTCCAGACGAAAGCCCTGTCATGCGGTTCGTCTTTATCTCCGCGAAGATATTTGAGGTAGTGGCGTACTCCGCTGTCGATGAAGCAATGGAGGGGTTGTCCGAGTTCCCAATTTCTATCTCCATATTTTTGACATCCATCCTCATACTGCTTTGCAGCTTCAAGAAACGCAGTGTAATAATCCCACCGATGATTGCCGCAAAAACTTTGAATTGCAATCCATAAATCTCGAACGTCTCCGTGCCGAACATACTCTTCAATCTGGACAAGAATTCCGTCTTTCATATAAGTGCCAATAACTCTTAGCGGCAATAAATCGCATCTGCCTTTTCCGTCTGCCTTATCTCGCACGGCACCTGTGCCGAAGTCTCGCCTTGCTCCGCTATCTTTTAAATCAGCCATCTATTAACCCCCTCTAAAAATATGCTTCTGTCGTCCAAGTAGTAATCCGCTCCGACCTTGCGCGGTCTTGTGCCGTACTGCGCAACGCGTTCTGGCAGATTGTCGTTGATTGCGTCAAAGTGTAATCCTCTATCGGCGCACCAGATTATGGCGCGTGCCATCATTTCGCCCTCACGGCACGACCAAAAAATCAGCTTATCTCCGTCCGCTTTAAGTCGTTTGCAGTATTCGATTATGGCAAGTTTGGGTTCGCCTATTTCGGGCCATGCGTTTTCGCAGAGCGTTCCGTCGAAGTCAATTGCATAAACCGCCATCTACATACCCTCGCTTTCTCTGCGCTTGTCCATCTTTGCGCCGCAGTTATCACAATAGGATGCGCGAAAATCTTCCCATTCGTGTTCTTCGCCACACTCGCTGCAAGTCTGAATACCATCTTCTTCTATCCATTCGCCGTGTATAACCGCGTCGATTGTTGGGGCGCGCCTTAGCTCCTTAATAAATTCGCTTACGGTGTATTTCTGCTTATTTTGTGCGTCGGCTTGCTCTCGCCTTGTTTCGCAAGGAGAACTTACCGTACAAACAATTGAATTTATAAATGCCTCACGGTCAATCAGTTCGCTCATGTGTTACCCTCCTTTGTCAGTTTTGCTCTGCATTTTTGGGTTTCAAGCACTTCTTTTGAAAAGCAATGGAAAGGAATACAAATTCCGCAATGTACGCATCTCCAATGCGGCTCACAGCCTTTGTACATTAGGTTGTCTATTCTAACTACTTGGTGGTTCACTCTTTATTCCTCCATTTGCAAAAATTACACGCTCCGTTGTGCGCCTCGCGATACCGTCCGCATTTGAGGCAAAGTTCGTTTCGCAGCGCCGAGTTCTTGTCTTTCAGTCGTTCGTTCTCTGTAATCAGGTCAGGAATGTCAGATAAGCAAGCTCTAAATAAGGTCTGTGCCTTTTTCCCATAGTATGTGTTCCACTGCTTGTTAACTGCTTCTAACCTCGCTCGTATCGCTTCAATATCTATCATCGTTGCTCCTTTCATGCCCCTACGCGCTTCATGTGTGCTCTCGGCATCATTCCGCACGATATGGGCAGTTCTTTGTGTCGTTCCTTTGCGGGTGCTGTTTCAAGTCGTTCCGCACGCTTGCAAGCCTTGACCGATTCAAATTTGCAATCGGCGTATCCGAGCTTTATCATCGGGCAGTTATTGCACCTTGCTATGTTCTCTGGCGTTTCGACTTCGTTTGGTCTGCCGACTACGCCAGTTTTGGGTTTTTCCATCGGGTAAGCCCAAGGACGTTCTGCGTACATTTCACACCGCCTCGCTGGCCTGTTTTAATTCCTCTTCAAGCGCTTCTAGCTTTTTGGAGTCTGTTTCAATAAACAAAAGGTCGGATTGAAATCCGGCAGATTTATCATATGCCACAAGTCCGTGGCCCAAGCCCTTTGCCATTTCTCCTGCTAGTTCTAAGCATTCGCTTCTTTTGAGCTTATCTTCCAATTCCGTTCTGCCCCAGTCGGCGCCGATCAATCCAAATTCGCCATTTATAAACGTGTGTATATTTTCTCCGCTAGGTAACAATTCGATTGCTTGCTCTGACGTTATGTATGCTCTCATTTTTATACCTCCGTTATTGTTATTTCCGTTCTCGGGTTTTCCTTGTCGTAGTCTACGAAACTTCCATCATGCAAAAACGCTATTTTTGAGTTGTCATCCGCAATCACGCCATATTTCACAAATACGTCCATTGTCGCACCCAACAGGTTTATGAGGTCAACTTTTCTATGTGTGTCCATGAAATAAACGCATTTGATATTTACTGGAACGGCAATCATTTTGTGCTTACATGGGACAAAATAACCTGCGTCCTTTTCGTATTGCAGATATTGCTTTGATGGAATAACTTTCGGCTTACCATTGACGGTTATTATTTGGGGGCTGTTCTTTTTAGTGCGAGGTGGTAAGGGAATTGAGAATTGTGTTAAAATCATTCTTTCACCGCCCTTATTCTTCCGTTTGTGAGGTAGAAATTGAATCTCACTTCACCCGTTCTGCCGTGTCGGTTTTTACCTACTGTGCATATTAATTCTGTCGGAAAAGAGTCGTCTTGAGCTTCGTCCATGTTTCGGCTTAGTAGCAGGATCCCGTCCGCATCTTGTTCGATCGCTCCGCTGTCTCTCAGGTCTGACATTCTCGGTTTGCCTCCGTTCCTGCCCTCAACTTCTCTGTTGAGCTGTGCTAGGCATATAACCGGAACTCCCAAGGCCCTTGCAAGGCGCTTGAGGTTGTTTGAGGTTTCCGTGGTCTTTTCGTACAGACTTCCCTTTGAGTTGTTGCGGATCATGCCGAGATAGTCGATTACCACAAGACCGAGATTTGGAACTTGATGTGCTAAAAATCCGATTTCGTCAACCGTTGCGCTAAACTTCCGATTTATAACCATCGGATATTCGCTCAATTTGGCACAAGCCTCACCGACGTTCTTAAATTCATCTCCGTACAATTCGCCGTTCAGGACTTTGTTGTAATTGATTCCTGTTTCTATCGCTATGCGTTTTGCGGTAATCTGATTTTTTGACATTTCCAAAGTCATAAACAATGTCGGTATTCCCGAGGCGGCTACCTTGTCGGCTATCTGAACGCCTATTGTCGTTTTGCCGCAGCCTGGACGTGCTGCGATAATATAAAGCCCCTCGTTTTGGAATCCACCTCCGAGAACATAGTCAAGCTGTCCGTAACCGCTTCTGACATAGGGCTTTCTAGTGCTGTCACTCAAAGTGTCGATGTAGTTATAAAAGTCAGAGCAAGCGGCGAGGGAGCTTGTCAGTCCAGCAGAGGTTTGAGCTTCTGCGATTTTGGTCGTTTCGTTCTGTATGTACGAACAGATGTTTTGAGGTTGTTCACCGTTTCCGATTTGTTCTAAGGCTTCATTGATTGTCGCTTGAAGTCTGCGCCTCATGGTTTCGGTGACTAGTATCTCAACATATTTCATGACATTTGCCGCCGTAGGAGTAACCTGCATGAGCTCCAATATGTAGGTCTGTGTATCTCGCCTTAGCCGCCCGCAAGCCTTGAGTTTGTCAATTACGGTTACTGGGTCAATTGCCATGTCCTGCGAGTGCATCAAGACTATGGCTTCAAATACATCACGATTCAATTCGAGATAAAAATCATCTTCGGTCAGCTTTCCGACAACATCGTTTATACAACGAGGGTCTATGAGCATTGAGCCGATTACGGACTGTTCGGCTTCGGCGCTGTGAGGATAGAGCATTTCAAAGTCATTCATCGATGGCCTCCATGACTATTTCTCCGTTGATTAAAACCTCTCGGTATTTTTTAGGCTTCGGAGCTTCAACGGGCTTGTCTGGTTCTTTTCCCCATGTGGCAATCGCAGACTTCCATTTGGTCATTTTATTTTTGCCAACCATCCAGTTTTTGCCGTCATAGAAGTTCCACCATTTAACGGCATCAACGCCGTTTTGTTTTTCTTTGCAGTAGGCAATAACTTCTTCGATGTTTGGGGGAGCAAATCGTGTCGATTTTGACCCCATATTACTTCCTTTATCTTTCTCTAACTCTATATCTAACTCTTTCTCTAACTCTAACTCCGTTACATGTAACGTTTCTGTAACGTTACAAGCCGTTACATCAGGTAAAGCAAGCTGTTTTTCCCTAAAGCGTCTAACCCTGTCAGTCGACTTTGCTTCACCTAACATCTTTTGAGTATCGGTAATGTAAATCGTCTGGTTGTCTAAGATTTCAAGCATATCTAAGGATTGAAACAGCTTTACCGCACTTCTCACAATGTCAATATTTGTGTTAGTGATAGTGGCAAGCATTGAATCGTTATAGGGAATAAGCTCGTTGAATCTAAGCGAACCCTCATGGTCTATGCTTTCGAGCAAGAGCTTCATGTAAAACAGAACGTATTCCTTGCCGTTTTCCATGCCCTCGATTATTCTGATGTCGTGACGCTTAAAGAAATTTCGGTCAAGCCTTAGCCAGTAGTATTTTTTATCGGACATTTATAACCTCCCTGCCGCCTTTAACGCTTGTCTGAGCGGTTTCTGATAGTGTAAGATACTCTTTGCCCTGCGGTCGTTGGTGTGATACTGGCGTTCAATCTCGTCTATGTCGGCGGTCATATAATAGCCAATGCCAGACTGGTTGTTGAGAATGATATTGCCCCTGTGTCTGGCATTCTCGACCTCCTGCCGGACTGCCCTATCTGACAGTCCGGTTATTTGGCAGAGGGTCTTGCGTGTCACTGCGTTAGGTTTTCCACAACCTATAAAATCAACAATGTTCAAAGCTCGATCCTCCTTACAGTAGTGATATTTGTTCAAACTCGACCGTTCCGGCACAGTTTCTAACTGCCTGCTCATAGTAGCTCGATTTAAGCTCAATCCCGATTGCTTTTCTGCCGTGCTGCAAAGCAACGACTGCCTCGCTCCCAATTCCCAAAAACGGAGTTAACACAACGTCACCCTTGTTCGTCCAGAGGTTTATACCTCTGCGGATTACTCCAAGTTGTAAGGGACAAATATGGCGCTCATCCTTTTCTTCGCGACATGATGTTCTTTGCAGCGTGTCTGATGGGTTTATATCCATCCACACGGGACTTGCGTATTGCTGCCACACAGGGATAGGGAAGCTCTCGTTCGTGTGCGTGACGGGTTCGGGATTAACGCCCGGCTTTTGCATGGTTACAAGATAGTCAGGAATGCCCTGA